TGGACGGTGAATACTTCATTCATCTCACCCGCAGCCGGCTTGGTCTAGCCGCGCTTCAGTTGATCGAGTCCCACCGCATCGGTGATGGAAATACGGCCGCCAAAAGCTACCACGGCATCACCCTGGATGCCTGGGGAGCGCCGGTTTCGTATCGTGTGATCGAAGACAAAGGCGCGCGCGAACTGCCTGCCCAAAGCGTTCTGCATGTGTTTGAGCCGGAGAATGCCACAAGCGTTCGCAATGCTCCGACGATCCAGCATTCCATCAATCACATCATCGACGAGATGGAGTTGATCGCTTTGGAAAAGCACGCCGTGAAGGACAACTGCGACGTGACCCGCGTGCTGAAGACGGAGACTGGTGACCTGAAGGATGATTCCGATTTTGCCATCGAAGGTGATCAGGCTACCGCCAGCGAAGCCAGCAGCCCGGCCAGCCTTCAGCAGATCACTGGCGGCAAGCTGGTCGCCCTCAAGCCCAACGAATCGCTCGACTCCTTCGAGCCGAAGCGGCCCAGCCCAACGTTCACCGGGTTCCTGGAGCATCTGCGTCGTGACTCCGCGCTTGGCGTGCTCCCGTATGAATTCGCGGCAGACTCCTCCAAGGTTGGCGGAGCAGGCGTTCGATTGGTGGTGGCCAAGGCAGATCGACGGTTCTCCTACCGCCAGATGATCCTCATCCAACGACTCATCAAACCGGTGTGGTTCTATGTGATCGGCGATGCGATTGCTCGTGGCGAACTGCCGACTGTCCAGGGGTGGTGGAAGATTAGCTGCGTGTGTCCGCGTAAGCTCAGCGTCGATGCAGGCCGTGAAGCCCAGCAGAACCGTTCTGATGTGGAGATGGGGCTTAAAACCATCAGCGATCACTACGAGGAACTGGGCGCGGACTTCGGCGAGGAACTGGAACGGCGTGCGCGTGACGCGAAGATGATCCTCGAAACCGCCGCCAAATACAGTGTGCCTCTCGACATGCTCTGGAAGCCGAGTGGCGGCACCTTGATTGCACCGCCCGTCGTTGACACTCCAACCGGAGCGTGACCGCGCTCGATTCTCTTCTCTCCCGCCAACCCTGGCTCATCACCACCGATGCCATGCAAGGCATGGTGGCGCAGGCCGTGGCGTTCTTTGATGCCCGCATTCAACTGCCTGAGCCCACACGCAACGCGTTGCTCGCCTTGGTGGACGGTATTGGCATCATTGATCTGCATGGACCTCTCATGCGCCAGCCGGACCTGATCTCCTCGCTGCTCTTTGGCGCGACTGACATGGACCTGGTGACTGCTGCGATTGCTGAGGCTGTTGCCCGCGATGATGTGAAGTCCGTTCTGTTGGACATCAACTCGCCTGGTGGAACGGTGAATGGCACGCCCGAACTGGCTCAAGCCGTGGCCGATGCCGCAAAGCTCAAGACCACCTATGCGTTCAGCGCGGGGCAGATGTGCAGCGCGGCCTACTGGATTGCCTCGCAATGTGACGCCATCTATGCCACGCCGAGCGCCCGCGTCGGTTCCATCGGCGTGATGCTGCCCTTCATCGACAGCACCGAGAAGTTCCGCAGCGAAGGCCTGAAGGTGGAAGTGTTTGCCGCTGGCAAGTTCAAGGGCATGGCCACGCCGGGCGTACCCCTCAGCGAAGAACAGCGTGCGCTCATTCAATCCGACATCGAGGAAATCGCTGCTGAGTTCAAGACCGCTGTGCTCGCACGGGGCCGCAAGATTCCGGACAGCGCGATGGAAGGCCAGAGCTTCAGCGCTCGCAACGCCCAGCGTCTCAATCTGGCCGGCATGGTCAAGAGCCGTGACGAGGTGCTCGCCCGGCTGCGCTCCATGCACACGGGCCGAGTTGACACGCCATCCCGGACATCCACTCCGATGAAAACTACCGAAGAACAACTCAGCGAAGCGCTCACGCGCATTCAAACGTTGGAAGCCGATGCCAAGGCCCGTGAGGGCTTGATGGCCGAAGCCTCCACTCAGGTCGAAACCTTCAAATCCACACTCCTCTCCAAGGAGCAGGAGCATCAAAATCTGCTGCAACTGGCCTGCACCGAGCGTGACACGCTCAAGGGCCAACTCGTCGCTGCTCAGGCCGATGTGGAACGCTTTACCAAGCGCAGTGGCGAACTCGATGTCCTGGTGCGTGACCTTCAGTCCCGCGAGCAGGATCTCGAAAAGCGTGCCGCCATCAAGGCCGCTCAAATTGCCGCTGAAATGGGCACACAGGTGCCGGCCAAGATCACTCCCGCTGGTGACACCAAACCAGCCACCGCCGCCGAGCAGTGGAACCGCCAGTTCACCAAAGCCTGATCCCTTTTTCAAAACCTCCAACTCTCCTTCATCCTTATGGTCCCAACTCTTCTCGACATCGCCAAGCTGGACGCCGGTATCGGCTATCCGCTCATTGAGGAAGCCGTCAAACTGGCTCCTGAACTCGCCGTCGTGCCCGCCGACACCATCCTCGGCACCACGATGGAACTTACGGTACGCACCGGCCTGCCCACCGTGCGCTTTCGCAATGCCAACGAGGGCGTCGCACGCAGCAAATCCAGCTATGAAACGCGCACCTTCCAAACCCACATCCTCGATCACCAGATCGCTGTGGATGCGCAGGTTGTTGAGGGCGCACGCGACCGTGGTCGCTTGCTCGAAAATCATGCCTCGGGTGTAATTGAAGCCTCCATGCAATACATCGGCTCGCAGTTCTATTATGGCACGGGCAACGACAGCAAGGGCTTCCCCGGCTTGCTCGCGCAGGCCAAGGCGGATGCTGCCCATGTGGTCGATGCGGGTGGCGCTGCCTCCAAATCTTCGGTGTGGTTCCTGCGCCTGGGCCGCGAGTGCGTCGAGTTCCTCTTCGGCAACAACCAGACCATCCGCCTGCAAGACGTGTGGGATTTGGAAACCGTCTATGATACGGACGGCAATCCCTACAAGGCCTACACCAACTGGATGACGGGCCGCATCGGCATGCGTCTGGCGAACAAAAACTGTGCTGTGCGCGTCAAGAACGTCGAGGAAACCGGTGCGGGCAAAAAGATGCTCAACGACACCATCCTCTACTCGGCCTACGAGAAGTTCACGGAGTTCGGCCTGGAGCCGACCCACATCTTCATGAACGGCCGCTCCCGTGAGCAGTTGCGCAACAGCCGCACGGCCACCACGACCAACGGCACTCCCGCGCCGCTACCCACCGAATGGGAAGGCATCCCGATCATTCGCACCGCCTCCATCGCCAACGACGAGGCGTGATCCAAACTTTATCCCCTGATCCATCATCATGCACTCCCTCAAAGACGCCCAACTCACCCAGTCCGTCGCGCTTGCCGCCGCAGGCGCTTCGGCCTCCACTGCTCCCCTCGATCTGAGCCAACCACCACCCAACGAACACAGCTTCGAGGTGGAGTTGGCGCTGCCCGAGCTCGCCGATCTTGCCGATGGCAAATCGGTCACAGCCACGCTGGAGGATTCGGAGGACGGTGAATCATTTGCCGCCATCCCCGAACTTGCCGAGTTCACGGTCACAGGTAGCGGTGGCAACGGCTCCAATGCGGCCACACGTCGTGTGCGACTACCTTCCAGCGCTCGTCGTCACCTGCGCGCCACCGTAGCAACCGAAGCGGCGGCGGGCGATCTCACCGCGCACAAACTCACCCTCGCTTTGGTGTTCTGATTTCCTGGGGCGCAGGCCTCGGGTTCGGGTGCAGCCCTCCACCGCTTCATGCGGAGAGGGCTGTTTTGTTGGGACACGCGGCACGCCAACAGAGGAGCTTCAAACGACACCAATGAATAGTCCAGCCCGCATAAATGCTGCTGACAAGCCTCACGATCTGTGAATAATCTTCTATGTTCGCCAATAAAAACCTGATGGAACCCGAACCCCAAAAATCCACCTCACGCGCAAACCAATGGATATATTTAGCGGTATTCTTCGGGCTACCGATGGGTGCATTGTATTCGTTGCAGAACAATAACTGGTTGATCGGTATGGGGGGAGGTCTTGTTGCAGGAGCGCTCTTCGCTATTCTCATGCGTGGGTTTTTGGCGCGACAGACGAAGCAATTTTCGGTTGATAAGCCAGATCTTGATGGCGCGGCAATTTTATTTGAGGGACCTGCGAATCACTTCAAGGGAGCGGAAGGGGTGGGGGGATACCTTTGGCTTACCCCAGGGCAACTCTTTTTCCGATCTCACAGGTTCAATATCCAGAATCACGAGTGCCAAATACCTCTATCTCAGATTGCGGAGGTCGACGCGAACAAGACGCTCGGCATGATTCCCAACGGTCTCTTGGTGCGGCTCGTTTCGGGCACACAAGAGAGATTCGTACTTAATAAGAATAGAGACTGGGCAGCCAAAATATTGGGTGCGAGAAATTCCCAAAAGGAGCCTCAGACGGACGATAGTCCATGAGGCGAACAAGACGTGGTGGACAGCCAGCTACCCGCTCCGAGTCGGAATGACCCTCCTCACTACAAACCTTAACACTATTTCGGAGTGGCCCTGCGCGACCGAGTAGAGTGTTGCGCGGTAGTGCACAGCAGGGTGCGCTTGACACAAATCCCGGCGGATGACCATCCACACTGAAATCGCCGCCGACTTTGAGCACATGCTTGCGGAGTTCGGCAAGCCGGTTCAGTTCCTCGGTCGCACGCTGCTGGCGATGATTTCTGAGCCCATGCTCTCTGGAGAACTCGTGCTCGGCGGTGAAGTCGATGACGTGCGCTTCACCGCCAAGGTGCTGCGCTCCGCTCTTTCCGAACTTCCGCGCAGCGGCCAGATCGTCCACTGGGATCAGAAGGACTACCGCATCAAAGCCGTGATGAACCGTCCGCCTCACGCCATCGTCACCCTGGAACTCGGTCCTGTTGATCCCTGACATGCGCGTTACTGGCAAAGTCACGGGTCTTGATCCGTTGAAAAAGCAGATCGCTCTTTTCCCCAAAGAAGTGCAGCGCCCCATGGACAAGCTGCTCATCCAGGAAGTGCGCACGCTCGCCGTGGAGAGCGCGCGGATCACGCTGCCGTTTGGCCTCACCGACAAGCCCTTCAAGAAACTCGCGGCTCGCATCAAGGCGGACATTAACCGTATCTTTAAACGCGCTGACAACCTCGGCACAGCCTTCAAGCAGCTCGAAGCCGCTGATCCCGCACTCGCTCGTGAATACTGGCGTGCGGACAAGAACGGCGAACCGGAGAAGGCGCGGCGCATCTTGCGCAAACTGTGCGCCAAGGCAGGCATCCCCATCGGAGCCATCCGCCCTGAAATCCACAAGAACGCCCGCACGGCCAGTTACGGTCGAGTGCCCGATAACGCCAAAACTCTGGCAGTGATTTCCAAGGGTGAGGCTCTTGATCGCTACATCGCCAAAGTGCAGCGGCAGATCGGTGCGGTGAAAGCGGGCTGGATCGCGGCGGCCAAAACCTTGGGTGGCACCGTGCGCGGCATTCCCCGATGGGCGAACACCGGAGCTCACAAAACATCGCAGGGCACGGCAGTGGTGAAGCGTGGTGATAAAGGAGCCAACATCGAGCTGCATAA